CTTCATGCTAATAAGTATTAGAATATTGATTTAAGTCTGCTAACTACGTCCAGTTCTCTGTTGATATTTCCTAAATCAACTTCCTTGTCAAATCCTTGGTATGTTAGAATATCGTTCTCTAAATCGAAGGCATAAGGCTCGCCGTTAATCTGCACGTCAATGTTGTATACGTTACCTTGCTTAACCATTTCGATAGCATTTTCATCAAATGCAATACCAGCCTTAGATAGGATCTTTAAAAACTTGCTCTTAATGCTATTAGACTCAACCTCTTTGAGATTAGCAACTTCTTTAATTCGCTTAGTTGCTTCGTTAAGTCTCTTGTGGATTTTTAACAAAGCTTCGTTGGTTCTTTTCCACAACTTCTCATCACCCACTTGCGCTTCAGTTTTCAACTTAACAGAGTGATCAAAAAGCTTATTGATCTCTGAGATTTTACGATTGATTTCTAGAATGGCTTGGTTGATCTTTTTGTGGTTAGGAATGCTTGCGTCCTCTTTAAACTGACGATAGTTTGCTTCCTTTATATCAGATAGATGTTTGCCTTGGTCCTTATACCCAATAAAGAATTTCTTTTTCTTTGGTGGCTTTACGTGGTAAGCAGTTGATGCGTCTAAGGCAGCTTCACTACCTTCTGCATCTGGATCTCCTACAAAAGCTTTTGGAGTAGCATATGCTCCAACATTAGCTGTTGTATTCTCCTCTTTCATTTTTTTGGAGACCTCTTTTACGAACTTCTTTAGCTCAGTTAGCTCATTTTTGCGCATTCTTGATCTCTTTTAATAGTTCGTGATACAAAAGTAATGATAAGACGTTTTCTTCTTTAACAGTCTTAGTCTTCTCATACTTTTTCATAAGGCCTATAGCCTCATTTAGCTTAATCTTAACTACCTTATCTTGGATAGTCTTTGCTTGCTTCTGAAGCTCCAACTTTAAAGCATAAGCTTCTCTTAGCATATACTCTCTTAAGCCATCGGTATTTGATACGTTATTTATATACTCTTTTAAGATTGACTTCTGTCTGGTTGATAGCGTTGCGTACTTGCTGTTGAATTTATCAACCATTAGTTGATATGCAAGAAGACGGACATCTTGATCTTGCTTCTTATACTCTTTCAATACTACCGTCTCATCTTGACCGCTCTTTTGCTTTGTGCGAGTCAAGTGCTCCAATATTGTAAAACGGCTATCCACTATCTGAGTAGCGTTTGATAAGGTTGTTCCTTCAAACAATCTATATATGGATGCAAATACTTTGTAGTTTTGAATCTTGGTATTGAAGAACTCAGCCAAGTCGTAATGCTTTTTAATTTCACGGATAAGTTGATACTTCTCATTCTTTACCGACTCTGCTTTTAGCTTCTTTCTCAACCCAATTACTGTGCTCAATAATGCACCTGCTTTTGCTTTGCTTCTGTAGCTTTCATTCACTAGCGTTTGGTACATTACTAATTCTTTACCTATGGCTGAACTTGGCTTGAAGTGATTCTTAATAATAGCTAAAGCAGGCGAAGATTCTACGCCCTTCATCGTGTCAGATGCTACTTGTCTTGTTAGTAGCTCGAACAAAATTATCGTGTTTTTAATTTTGTTATGACTTGATTTTTTCATCTAGTAATAAATATGTATTGGTTCGGGTTAATCGTTTAAAATGTTGCTTTCTGACAATAGTCCTGATTCACTTAAATCATCTTCTTTTGCGATTGTCTGCTTTAATGCGCTTGATTTTAAATCTCTAATAAACATTGTATACTCTTCATTAACCCTTCTTCCTTTATTTCCTAAAGGATCCCATCCGAGTGGATGGCTGTGTTTTCCATATGTACCTGGCTCTTCCGGACGTCCAGCACCAGGCCAACCTCCTTCAGGCATTTTTTCATTATAGCCTCCTGGAACTCCTCCATTGCCTTTATATAAAGACGCAAGATCGTGTGGTGTTCCAAATGACATACCAGTCTTGACTGGATCGTTTCCTTCCGTTTTAATCTGCTCAAGACGGAATTGTATTTTATAGTCTTGTGCCATACGCTCTTGTTCCTTTAAGAACTCATCGTCTGACATACCAAATAAGTTTTCATAAATCCATTGACGGCTGAATAGCTTTTTGTCGATCATGTCACCAGCCAAAGTAACTTTGCTGGTCCATACCTCTACTTTCTCTTTTTCGTAAACTGAGGATCCTACCGTTAATTCTAACTCGAAGTCAACTAAGTCGGTGTCTTCAAAACCTTGTGAGTATAAGTGGATAATAGCTATCTTATATAATTCGCTAGAGATGATGCGTTGAATACGCTCAATAGTTCTTGCAAAACGAAAATCTTGTGATGCTAACGTAGCTTTACCTGAGATGTCTTCTTCAAATCCTAAGAATGCTTTTGGAATTTTCAACGCTCCTAATAAACGAGACTTTAAGTACTCGATGTCTTGTATACTATCATACTGAACCCCGGCTAGTGAATCTACTGCTGTTGCGCTCTCTCCACCACGTACTGGGAAGTAGAAGTCTTCAAGCAAGTTCATCATATTATACTTTAGGTTGTATTGACCCGTCTCAGGATCTACAAAAGGAACTTTCTTAATACGGTTAATCATTCCTTCCATGTAAGCATCTACTTCATTTGGTGGAATGTTTCCAATATCAATTTTAAATACACGCTTGTCTGGAGCACGCATGATTCGGTGAATCAACATTGCATCTTCCATAAGAGTGATTTGCTTCCATACCTTTCTTGCTGGCTCGATAATTGAGCGTCCATAAGGTAGGAAGTTTGTATCTGTCAATAGACGAAAGTGAGCTACTTCGTAGTTTTCAAATTCCTCAGTTTCGGTAGCAACGACGTGTGAACGAGCTGCTAGTGCAGAAAAATCTCTTTTGAATCTTACACGGTTTGGGTTTTCTGGATCAAAGTTCTCTTCACGGATGATTTCATAAGCAGCCATTGGCTCTACTCCTATCACACCAAACTTATCGGCAATGTTTAATTTCAAAAAGAAATCACCATACTTCAATAGATTTCTTGTCCAAGGCCAAAGATTAAATTCTACGTTTAAGATATCGTAAAATAAGTTGTGCAATACCTTTTGTACTTTCTCGTTTGGAGAGCGGATAATTAGTACGTTTCCAGTTTCATCTTTAGTTGTACACTCATCAGCGTATATATCTAAAGCTGATGAAATGATACTATCCGTGTCCATTGCTTCGTAATCCTTAAATAGCTCTAAGCGAGTAGCTAAGTGAAGCTGTCCATGGTAGTAAGAAAATCCTGGCATGTTTTGATACATGCGGGAAAAGCGATCGACACGACGATTCTGATCAATGTTTCCACTTGATTGGATTCTATCTGTATCTATTACTTTTAATTGATTCCCACCAACGTTACGAATGATAACATCAGTCGAAAACAATTTTTGTAACCTCTGAAATAGAGAAGGATTTTTCTCTGCCATATTTTAAAGCGCTTTTAGATAAATATGCAGTACTTACAATAACCACGTTAAATCCTCGTCTCGTCCATTGACGTTTTGTTTCCAAGGATTGCTTGGTCTAAAGCTTGTACCTGAATATAATGTTGTAGCGCTCTTGGCTGCATTTAACGATGCCTTTGTAATATCGATGCCAGCTTGTCTTAATCTTAATGCTGTATCTCTTACCCATATTCCCTGACACATACACATCACTAAGTCATCGTTATATCCGTTTGCTGCTTGTGCTTTTCCGTCTTTCCATATGAAGGTTGCTAATTCATCCATAAAGCGCTTACTTCTGAATATAATACCTTTTTCGCGTGTTAGCAAATCAAATTTACTAATTGCAAGTGGTCTGATCTTGTGTGACATTGTAAATCCTGCCACCATGTCGGTTTTATTAGCTAAGTCGTATCCTTTTGCTAAGAATACATCGGAATCTAAGACATCGCTCTTGTATGTGTAGTATAGGTTCTTGTAGTTTCTATCAAGTACTTGTTGAATAGTTGCCCAACCAATGTTGTTGTTTTCTATCACAAGTAGTGCATCATTCCACTCAGTTGCTACACTAACTAGCATGTTACCAAAATCTTTGGTTGTTAGCTGCCCTTTATACTCTGCAACTTGTGTAAGAGATTCTGGTTCTATTACATGGAATCCTGAATAATCGGATCCGTCACCTCGAGCAACGTCAGCTGTTACAATGTAGCTTTTATTTGGATTAGGTTGCTCCCATATCCAATAACCTTGATCGGCTCCTCTTTTTTCAACTGGGTCTAGTGCATAGGTTTGTAGATACCACTGTATTAGGTTTGGATCCACTAGTGTGTTACCCGAACTGCTAAAGTCACAATCACACTCTTGTGCCGCTAATCTTGGTCCTAGCTCAGCATCTTGACGATCTCTCCACTCCTGATCTCTTTCAGGATGGACTTGCCAAGGTAATCTAATTGTCTTAAATTTATTCTCTCCAGCCTCTGCTCTAATCCAAATCTTATGAAAGAAGTTACCAGTACCATTTGGTGTTGATAGTAGGATACCCTGTCCTCCAGTAGATAGTGTTTGTTGTAGTGATGCCCACAACTCTTCCGCTCCATCTACGAAGGCTGCCTCGTCAATGATAACCAACGACAACGCTTCTGAACGTCCTGATGTTCCTGTACTTGCTACTGCTTTGATTTGCGAACCGTTTGATAGGCGCATTGATAGTTTATTACTCTCAACACACTTCATCTTTAACCAACTTGGTAGATTGTCAAACATAACTCGAACCTTTGTTACAAGGTTCTTAGATGTGTTTTGGTCAATCGCTACCACAAGTACGTTCTTATCACTATGGAATAGGATAAGCCACAAGCTATATGCAGCTATAAGCGTACTAATACCTAACTGACGAGACTTGAGTACGATTGATCTATCGTACTTCATAAAGTCATCGAGAGTTGTTACCTGATAAGGGTATAAGTGAAACGGAATCTTACCTCTGGTAGGATGCTGAATCATGCAGTACTTGTTAATGAAGTACCCAGGATTAGTGGCGCACTTAACGTACTCCTCCTTGATTATCTCTTTGAGAGTCTTTTCTGACATACGTAACTGTTATTATTTTAGAAGCTTCTTTCGTCTTCCAAGCCGCTAATTCTTGACTCTGCGTATTCGTCAGCGTAGTCCCAAATAAGATCCGCTAACTTAGATAAGTCTTGGCTTGGTACTTTAAACTTTGCACTAAGCTCCCCTAGGATTGCATCTATTTTATTTCCAACAGCCTGTACTTCTCTCGAAACGCTGGTGTCGTTTGGCATATATCCTTCTTCAACCTTAGCTGTGTAATTCTTGTCGATGTAATTGAAGAATTCTTTCTTCTTATCACCACTCAAATCTCCAATAGAGCTAATGCCAAACTTATCCATAGCTTTCTTAAAGAACTCTTGGTAAGCTGTGTCTTCTTGCAGACGCTTAATTATGTGTGAAGTTTTCATCGTACTGTTTCAGTTTTAACATTCTTCAAAATTTGAAGCTTAGTCTCATTGCTGAATCCCATTGACTCGATGAATACAATAAACATATCCGTAATGGATTCTGCTGAAGTTAGCTCACTATCTTGCTTAATTCTCTCAACAAGCTTTTGTGCCATCATTGTAGCTTTGCTCGCTTCTTCTGCTTCTGGTTCTGGTTTAGCTTCTGGCTCATTACCTGCTTCTGGAGCTCCGGTCATTTCCTGATCCTCTTCATTGGCTTCCAAAAGAGCTTTAATTTCTTTACGAATAGCAGCTCTAATTTGTGATTCTTTTATACGCATTGTTTGTAGTTTTTAAATAAATATCAGTAAACCTTCTTATACGATAACATTTTAGGTTCGTGTAAGTAATCTAACTTATCAAATCCAAAATATTTTGCTTTGTATTGTGCTTGAGCATATTCATCATAGTCGTACTCTCCGTCAAAAAACGGCTTTAAGTCTCTATAGGCTTTACGCCAATCAGTCTCAGCTATAAACACTTCGCAAAACGCAATATGCTGTTTGTATTGATCAAAGTCGTGGAAGTCGTGCTCTATGTGGATCAACTCAACTACCTTACCATCCACAATATAATCTACACAAAAATCAACCATGTATTTTGGTTTGATGTTTAGTATCTTTACTAATCGTGGGTACTTGCTACTAAGACGCTTTAGTTGCTCTAACGCTTCTCCTTTGTAAGCATATCTTGTGTTGAGATGACAGTGGTCTAGGAATATATGAGGATGCTGCTCCTCTTGTACCATCCAATCTTGAATGCATGCTGCTGCATCTGTTGGACTTCCTGGGACTAGAACGTGTCCTGCAACGTTGTTGTGTTTGTGATATAGGCTTTCGATATAGGTAAGCTCGTATCCAAACCTATCAAAAAACTCAGGAGCCACTAACCTTTCAAATACTGATTCGTCTGGTAGTGGCTCGCTAATGTATGGGTGTGGTACTAATTTGTAGTCTAGTACTTTGAACATTACTTTTGGTCTTCGATTACTTTTAAGAAGTTTGTTTGAGCTGCTCCAAAGTTTTTCTTATCTTTGTTATCAAACGTGATAC